ATGGCAGATTGGCGCGAATACAATTGGAATCTTGCGTCTCTGCATGGATTCGCGATGAATGACGACCATTGCAACATCAGCTGCATTCATTGCGGATATTCGGCGAAGCTATATTTTGGACCGCTGCTGATCAAGCACGGCCCCACCTTCAAAATGGGGCCGTATCTTAAAAACCTGCGCTGTTCGCAATGCAATGGCCGGGGTGCCACACCGCGCACCAGTTCCCACATCCCGGAACGTGAGAAATCCCCGTTTTTCTGCCCGATCAGTCATAAATCAATTTATGACTGCCTCAAAGGTGCCTGCAAAAAGGGATGCACCCGCGCAGCCCTGCCTGAAATGGGCGAGTTTCAAAAATGATCAGTCCCCTTGATAATCGCACGCACCGCCGCCAGCTTTCCCTTGCAGTTATCATGCGCAGACAACAACCCGACGATATATATCCCCGTCTTAGTGTCAGTGTCGGGCTCTTGAGGCAAGGCAGGTCGCACAGCGCAGTCAAAAGCGGATTCCGGTATATCCTGCTTGATAAATTCAGTTCGCGTTATCACTTGCGGCCTGTTCGCGCAGGCGGTCAAAAAGCCCGCTAACAGCAGGACCAACACAACCATCATCTGGCGCATCGTTCACCCCCTTCAATAATTCAGTAAATTTTGTTTCCGCCTGCTTGCGCCGCTGTTGTTCCCGCAACATCGCCGCATCGGCCGCCGCACGATCCGCCTGCATACGTTCAATGGTTTTCAGGTTTGCGGCATTGGCGTCAGCCAAAACCTGATAACGCGCCTGTGCAGCATCAGCCCGGGCATTGGCAAGCCGAACCTGATAGAGCCACAAAAAACCGGCGGCCAGCACAACGCCGCCGCCGATTAGAACAAACCGCCAGTTCGCCAATACGAACCGCGCCGCCGTGATAAATGCCACCATCACCACCCCGCTTTGATTTTTTCGTACCAGCCCCAAATGCTGGTGACATAGTTAATTGTTTCGCGTGAATGCCGCCCTGTCACATCTGGCAAACAGGCAATAATGCGATCATAAAGCACCACCCCATTGCATTTGCGCTGTGCAGACAGCAAATGCCCCAACCCGGCGTTATAGCTGGCCAGTGCCAAACTATGCCGATCCCATTCCGGGCGCGGGCTGGACCATTCGGCACGCAATTCACCCATATAAAAAGCTGCCGCCTCAATAGAGAGACGCGGTACAAAAGCCGACGCATCAGGCGGCAATTTGGCTTTGCCAATAATCCCCGCCCAGGTGCCGGGCATGAATTGGCAAAGCCCCTGCGCCCCAACCGGCGAAACAGCATCCGGCACAAGGCGGCTTTCCTGCCAGCACTGCGCTTTTAAAATTCGCCAATCCACCCCCGGCATGTACCACCCGGCAGCTTGGCGAAATTTCAAATCATACCGCGAAGGTAATGGCGATTGCGAATAGGAAACAGACGGCCAGAATGCGGCAACCAAGATAAATCCCAACACCATGACCGTTTTTTTCATCATTCACCCACCGTTTAAAATCAAAGCCGGTTGCCAGGTCCAGCAACCGAAGCACCGCCCAGGCACAAAAAAAGGCCGCCGAAGCGACCAACAAACGGGATAAAAACCCCGACCCGATAATAGCCAACATCATAATCACCCCAAATCAGACATAAAAAAAACGCCAGCCCAAAAGACTGACGACACACAAAACACCCGAACACATAACCATTCGGAATCACTCTTTCGGCGATTGCCTTGCTACATAGGTTTGCAATATCCGGTCCACCAACGCCTCGGCCCCACGCGGCCCCAGCCATCCGCAAATGCCGATCACGGCAAGAGACTGATCCCCGTCAAGGGTCAAATAGGCCGCAATTCCGGCCCCGACAATCGCGCTAAACGCCGCCGTTGGCACCTCCCACAAAAGTTCCCACGACCAAAACCGGCGCTGCCCTAACCGCACAAGCCGCTGGTGCCACAATAACCGCGCCACCATTGCAATACCAAGCGCACCACCCCAGCTACGCACAGCGGAAATCCAATCTTGCCCAACATCCGGCGGTAGATGGTTCATTTCACCCCCCTTTAATCACCATAGGCCATCACGCCGCCGGGCCTCTTAATTCGTGCCATTTTCGGATCGTCGAAGCATTGCCCACATAAAATCTGTATGTTGACCCGACCGGAATAACCACAGTTGAACTATTTGTTCGATAATTATCGTAACTGTCTTTCGCTGCAATTTCCGACACGCCATCAATAATAAAATAAATGACGTTGTTGCTCCCCGATGCGTTATAGATCGACACAGACACCATAATGGGCTTGGCGGTATCATTTGTGTAATCGGTATTTTTGGCCCGCGATGCAGTAACGTCCTGCCATGTTTGCCCCTGCGCAAACCCACTACCAGCAATTTGATCAATCGCCTCTTGCACGTCATCGTTCACGCCGGTCAGTTGCGATCCGTCGCCATCTTTGCGCAGCAGCCCAGCAACACCACCACTAGCAATGCTGGATGTTCGCAAAAACGCATCAGCCATTAGACCATGATCAATCCACGCCGTATTCGCCGCATTGCGCTGTTTCAAATGCCCGCTCGTCGTGTCAGCCCACCACATATAGGGATATGTGGGTGACGGTGCCGTAGGGCCGGAATTTTGCGTAACAATGGCCGCAAGGGCATTGTTCACATCACCGCGAACGGCGATGCCCGACCCGTTAGAAATCTGATAATCATGTTGCCCCATTTTACATCACCACCCATTTTTTTTGGCTGCCTGTGCCATCCAGCTTGTTACACTGGACGGCACCACCGACATTACCCCGCCCTCGATCAGGGTGCGGAGCGTGTCATAAAGCGCCTTGTCAGCCCCCGGAAAATGCACCGCAATCGGCATAAACCGGCCATCATTTGCTGCATTTTCGCCCACCTGCCATTTATAGGCACCAGGCTTAAGATCAATATCCGCAGGCACCTGCACGCGCCCATCGGCATCATTTTCCGGGACTTCCTCAATCCCCAAAAAAATGCCGTCATTATCCAGCACCGCGACCGTCACGGTCGCGGCGTTTTCTTTCTTGCCCATATCAAAAGCCTCACTCACGCCAAAGCATCCGCGCGCACGCGGAGCGTTGAAATTTCCAGATTGTAGGATTGATCAGTTACCGACAGGCGCGCCTCAAACTGCACGCCCCGGCAATACACTTCCGCTGTGTCAAGCCGCTGCCAGGCAGACCACACCGCCCCGCCATCATCCGGGTCATCGGGCGTTGTGCGATACCACACGCTTACATCACCTTCACCTGAAACATCACCGTCAAATGATGCCCATTCATCAACAAGCCCGGGTCGCTGGTCAACTGTATCGATCACCGAAACAACAGCCATTTCAAAGTCCGCAACCAGCCTGCGCCGCGCCATGCCGCCAAAATCAAACCCGGACGCGTGGCGATATTTCCCGCTGGCGACAATCCCGCCAAGGGCATCGAAGCTGGCAATAGCATCAAAATCGGCAACGCCATCAATCTGCCCGGCCCCGGCCAATACCAGCTTGCCATCATCCACCCCGGTATTATCAAATGCCCCGGCCCAAACCGGGGCCTCTGACACCTCGCCAACATTAGTGAATGGCAGCACCGTTGCCCCATCGGACGCCACCCAGGCCGCGTCCGATGGCGTCCCGCTGCTATCGACAAATTGCAGCAGGTAACAGCCGGTTTTAAGCGGCAAAACTGCCATTGTATCGCCGCCCGGCAACGGGTCGCCAATGGTTGCACTTTCCGACACCAGCGGGTCAGACAAAGCCGGGCTCCACCGAAATCGACACTGCCCGCCCTGCCTTACATCAAGGTCAGGTGATTGCAACCAGCGTAACAGGGCATAGCCCCCACTGGTCGAAACCGTTAGGCCGTTCGGGGCTTGCGGCTTACCCGCCAGACCATAGATTTCCTTGCGCAATTGTACCGGATCAGACGACGCGCCGACCCGGTTAACCGCCACAACGTGGAAATCATAAACACCAGGGGCAATGTCAAAAATTTCCATTACCGGCGAAATCGATTCTGGCAACGCCGTCCATTCCAGCACCCCCAATTCGCGATATTCAAAATGGTAGCTTTGCACCATCGCATCGGGCGATACCCCGGCGGTCAAAACCGCCTTGGCCTTAACCCCCGATCCATCACGGGTGGAATATAAAACCTCGCTGACATCAAGGCCGTTAGGTGGCACCACATCGCCCAGACCAGGCAAGGTGCTGGCCGCATTGGCCGCTACAATCACTTCCTCGTCTACATCCCAGTCATAGGTTTGCGGGCTGGTTTCGCGCAAAGTCAGATCCACCCCGAAATAGGGCACATCCCCGTCATCACGCACCGCCAAATTCCAGCGGATCACCTCAAACGGTTTATCAACCCACCCCCATGATTCACGGTTAAATTTAACCACATCGCCCACCGTCACCTGAAAGGAAAACAGGTTGCATTTCAGGTCCACCTGCACTTGCTGGCGGTTTTTCAACAGGGCAATTTTCTGCAAACGCTGCCCGGCAGAAACGCTATCGGTAAACAAAAATTCCCGGTCTACGGGAATTTCCTGCCCGCCATCCTCTTCAATGAATAGTTGCGATTTAAGCACCGGCAAATCGGTGGGCTGCCAAAGGGTTGCCTTGCTGGCATAAACCCCGCGCACCACGTTAAACGTGTCACGCTTGGACTGTCTGGCCTGCACCGAAATCGCCCCGGTTAACCAGCTTTCATCTATCGCAACGGTTGGCGTGCGATAGGCCCCGGCCAATATCTTCCACTTGCCCCCGGCATTCACCACCAGCCCCGCACCGGGGTTGATCAATTCCTTAAGGTTATCACCAACCGGATTATCGGTATCGATCACGCCATTAACGACATAGCGTTTTTCCGTGCCGCCATCAGCAAGGGGAATATTTTCATCGCTAATATTGGCCGACGCGATCAGATCGTCAGCATCAAGGTCATCCCAGGCGGCACCAACACCAAGCTGGATCGTGGTATAGTCGGCAACGCACAACCCCCAATTATTGCTATAACCCCGCTCGCCCGTGCGGGGGTCTAAAATATCATTCTTACCTTTGACCATGCATTTGATCTGGGGGATGCCGCCTGCATATCGGTTGGCATCCCAACGCAGCCGCACATACAGCTTTGCGCACCCTCGTTGCCGATGCTCTACCGTCCATTCTGAATGGTAAAACCGCATTTTTGCCAACAATACTTCATCGCCGGCGTCGGTCCCGTCACCTTTCCAAAGCCAGCCAAAGCCCTGATATTCACCTTGCAAATCGCCGTAACCACCCCCGGACAAAACAACCTTATCGCCAAAATAAACATCCCCTATTTCTTCAACCGGGTGCCCTGAAAGCGTAATCAGGATATGAAGATACCGATTATTTTCTGTCACCGTTAAATAGGTGATCGGGCCTGAAACAATCGTTTCGCCATAGACAATTCGCCGCGATGTAATCGCCTGCTTGATCATTTGGCTATGGCCGCCAACATCAGCCAAACCCGACGATTTCGGCTTTTTGGCAAAGATCATCGCCCCGGCATAAGACACAATTGCGCCCGCAATCGCTCCCGCGACCGCCGCAACCCAACCAGCAACAAACGCCGCTGCCGCCGCCTGCGCCGCCGATGCCGCTGCCGCCGCTGCTACCGCTACCGCTACCTGTGGCATGTTTCAAACCCTCCAGGCACGCAGCCCATCTTGCAAGGGCACATAAACAAGGCCATCCTTGCCTTGTGCCGCCCAATTTTTACCCATGCACACGGCCAATGCTGGCCCGTCATCGCTGGGCACCAGCCCGCAATCACCGCGCCGCGCAAATAACGGCGGTACATCAGCAAACCCACAGGCGGCAAATGCCTTAACCACCGTAGACTCAACCCCGCCCCCGGCATAATCTCGCATCACGCGGATGGCGCTGCGCCGGTCATGGCACCGCCCCCGCAATTCGCCAGCAGGGTCAATCCCGGTTATTGCCAGCACGGCATCACAGGCAGTAAGGCAACAGTCAGATTTTCCCCACAAAAAAGGCCGCGTTCCCGCGACCTTATGCCAACCCTCTAGCAACATTTCCCAATGCGGCAATCGCCGCACAGCCTTGGCATTCATCACCATCACCCCAGCCCTTGCCCCCACGAAATTTCCATTTCCTGCAAGCGCGGAACAAATTCAAAACCCAAATCGCCGGAATATTCCGCTCGCTGGTCCTGATCGGTATAGCGCCGCGTGCGCGCCCGTTCCAAATCCACCAGCGCATTTTCTGCTGTCAAACCAATGACGCAACTTGTGGCATCATCGGTAACAACCGGAACATCGGTTTTGCCAGAAAAACCCTGCAAAGGTTCACCCACCAGGGCCCCGTCATCACCCATCGCCGCGATCAGGATTTGTGCCGGCAACCCTTGCCGAATTTGACGCAAAGCCATATCAACCAAATCGGGCGACACCCCCGACAGGGAAAACGTCACGCCATTGGCCTGCACATCGGCGGTTTCGGTAACGTCAGATATGCCCAAAAAATCGCCGCCCCCCAGCCACGTTTCACCCGCATAATCAAGGCTGCCGATGCCCGACCACATACGCACATCACCTTGCGCAGTGCCAATCTGGCACAATACCAACGGGCTAAGACTTGCTGCCGTAAACTGCCCCGCCAAATCCGCATGAATGTCACGGGTCATGCCAAAACCTCGACCGCACTAAAAGTTATATTTTCCACCCCGATCCGAACACTTTCCATTTCAGGAATATTGCCCGGCACATAAAAAACCGATTGCGGGGCTTCTATCTCAATCGGGGCAAGGTTAGCAGGCGAAGCCGTCAAACGCGGCCACAGCAACAAACTCGCTTTTCCTTCCTCGTCGCTATCCGTATCAATAAGCACCCGGTGCATGCGCGAAGCGGCACCACTGCCAAGACCGATATAATCCCCGGCCTTTAAAATCCCCGGAACATCCGCCGACCAACCCGACGTTTCCAACGCCGCACCAAGCTGCCCGGCCCCATCCACCACCGGCGAACCGGCTGCAACCCCGCGTGGCCCGAAATAATCTTTCGGCCCCATCAGAAAATTGCCTTCCGACCCGTTCAACGCCAAAAAAAACGCCGCCCATTCCGCCGCATGGTCCCGGTTGCGCAGCTTGGGCAGCGTGATATCCGCTGCCCAAGCCTGCCCCTGAAATACCTGCACCTGACTTTGAAAAGTAAACGGGCTGCGCGTTCGTGCAACAGCCGTCTGGTTTTTCCATCGAATTGACTGCACCCCGGGCTTCACCGGTAACGTCAAAGGATATGTAATCATAAACGGGCATCCCCTTTGCGCTTTTGCAAATCCCGAACTTTGGCAACCGAACGGTTCACCGATTCATTCACGATGGCCTTGATTTCTCCAGCCGATAATGTCGAGTTTCGCGCATCAACCTGAATAACGGGGGCATATGTAAAATTCTCACCCCCACCCTGATTGCGTGCGCCGCCACCCAACGCCATTTGCGCCAGCGATTTCAAACTGCCTGCCGTATTTTGTTGCTGCGCTTTGGTCAAAACCCGCTCGTCATCAAGCGCAATAATCGCCCGCTCATTATGGGCAAGGCCAACATTGCCACCCCCATGCAGGCGCGGGGCACTATCGAACGCACTGGCCCCAACCATACGGCTGCGCCCGCCTCGGCCAATATCGCCCCCATCGTGATAAATCCCGGCGGTATAGCTATTCCCAAACGTAGCCCCCGACCCGGCAGCAGCAGAACTGCCCGCAGTCGAACCCCCAAAAAATGACGATCCGATAGACGAAAACAACCCGCCCCAGTTAAACCCCGACGCGGCATTTTCCAACGGTTTGGTCACAGCCATGCGCAAAATAATCCGCGCAATATCCTGATCCAGCGCTTTCAAAACATCGCTGAATTTTTCACCGCTAACCACGGCATCCTCAAACGACCGACTGATAACACTACCAAAATCCCGCGAAAACTGCCGTGCATCGCGGGCCGCCTCGGCGGTCGCATCTTCAGCCTTGCGCAGCCGCTCCAGGTCCTCCACCTGTTTGCCAATCTGATCACGTTGCTTTTGCGAAAGTTCAATGCCTCCCTCACGGGCAACGGCCTCGGCTTCCAGAATGGCGCGCAGCTTTTCGCGCTCCACCCCTTGCACTTGCAACAACCGGTTTTCCTGCGCAAGGGCCGCTATGCTTTCATCAATCTTGGCACGCGCCTCGTCCTCGGCCTTCGTCCTGTCATTCAGTTCCGCAATCGCTTGCTGCGCGTCGTAATAGGCCCCGGCCACATCGCGAATTTTACTTGCCGCCGCATCATTGGCCTTAACCCCGGCTTCCTGCAAGGCATTGAAAATCGCCTGTTCGCGGGATGTACGGGTAAGCTGATCTTGTTGAAATTTCAGCTTTTCAATCACCTTGGCAATTTTATCGGTCTGATCCTTTGAACCACCAGACCCGCCACCCGTTCCCGAACCATCCCCCGCCGCGTCAATCGGTTTTTTGCCATTCAGCTTATCAAGCAAATCGTTCAAATCGGCGATTTGCTTGTCAGCCTGCTTGATCTGGCTTTCCAGCACAATTTCACGCGCCTGCGCACCGACAGGGCCACCAAGCACACCATTCTGATTGGGCTTCGCTAAACGCGCCTGCACCAGCTTTAATTCAGCCTTGGCCTGTTCGCTGGTTGCCAGGGCTGCCGCAAGGCGTTCCTTGGCCTCGGCACGGGCATTTTCCGCCGCCTTTGACGTCAGACTGTTTCCACTTTCCAAAACGGTATTTAACCGCTCGATGGCGGCCTTATGTTCGTCGGCCGCTTTTTCCGCTTCGCTTTGCGTCGTCGAAAGCAGATAGATCGCACCCGTCAAAACAGTAACCGCTGCCCCCACTGGACCACCCAGCAGCGCCATTGCCAAAGACAAACCTCGAGTAGCAAGGGTTGCGCCCTTCATCGCAACAGTCATCGCAACAGTTCCGGCAACCGCGGTCCGTGACAACCCTGCCGTTCGCATCATTTCCGTCGAATATAACAACAGCGCAGCCCGTGCGGATAAAGTAGATACCGCTGCCTGCCCCATACTCGCAATCATCGGGCCAAGAAAACGCCCCGCCGCCGCCGCACCGACCAGAGCTATCAAATCCGACAAACCGGATAGATTTTCCGTTAGCCCGTTAACCGCATCAGTTGCCAGGTTAAGCGCCCCGGCCATTACGTTAATGCCGCCGCCCTCGCCGATGGTGACATACAGATTATCTATCGCATCTTTCAGATTGGAAAAACGGCCAGAAAGATTTTGCATTTTCTCGGCCATCGCACCGCCAAAATTGGTGCGCGCCAAATCCTGCAAATATTTTTCGATCTCGGCAGCATTCTTGCCAATTTCCGTGGTGACACCGCGAAAGGTAAAGGCAACCTGATCGCCCTGCGAACTGGCCTTGATGCCAAATTCCTTAAGCCGTTCAAATTCGCCCGTGGTGGCATCGGCCACGGCCTCGATAAAATCCATAACCGACTTGCCGTTAAACGAACTGGCAAGATCACCGTAAGCACGAATCGCTTCAACTGACGGATCAAGTCCAAGGTTTTTCAACCTGATAAAAGCCGTTGTTACTTCCGAAAGCTGAAACGGGGTTTCCTTGGCAAACACCCGCAAATTGGCAAATGCTGCGTCCGCCGCTGTAACCGAACCAGTCGCAACCTTCAAGGCCGATTGCATATCCTGAAACTGTGTATTGACCTCGGCAATACCACTGGCGATCTGGGCAACGCTAAAGCCCACACCGAACGTGCCTAAAATACCAATCACGCTACGCGCCGACGTACCCAGCCCGGTCAAGGCGGTACTGCCCGAAAGTGCGGATTTCTCGATACGTGCAAGGGCGACCTGCCCATCCTTACCTAACCCCAAAAGGGCGCGTCGTACCGTATCGCCATCTTTCAGGGAAAGCCGGATTGAAACAGATTCACTCGCCGCCATCGCTTTCCATCCTTTCCGCAATCGCCGCCAACAATCCCTGTTCGGCATCGGGCAACAACCGCGATACAATTTCCGCGTCATATCCACGCAGCCGCGCCATTTCGATCAGGGCAGGCATATCAAGGCCAACAACCCCACCCATACCCCCAGCGCGCAATTGCGTATGCCCGGCACAAATAATATCCCAGGCCGCAAACCCGTCCTCGCTTTGCGGTTCATTTTCCACATAAGGGCACCGGCAGGTTTCACCATCGGCATTCTTGCCAAACCCGCCGCTAGCACAGGGCGCACCGGTTTCCCGGCATCCCTCGCAATAATCGGGCCCGCCACCAAAATGCCATTTGGCACGGGCCCTTAAACGTTTCCCTCGGCAACCACTTGCATCAGGGGCTTGGTAAATTCCTGCATGAACACGTCTTTAATGTCACTATGCAGCAAAACATCGCGCAGGTTTTCGGTGGTGATTTTACCAATCTCACCGGCCTTTGTTTTCACACCATCGCCATCCCATTCAATGATTGCAGCTTTCGCCAGGCACTGCACATAAACAAACTGGCGCACCCCGGCACACCAGTCCGGGTCAAGCAACTTTTTTTGCAAATCTGCAACGTCATGCTCCACCATCAGCAAATCATCGCTGCCATTAATGATATCGGCCATGACGCGGGCCGCCATCGCCCTTGCAGCTTCCACCAGCGGCGTTGTGCAGGGCCGCACCTTGACGCGCACCATCGGGTGCAGGTCAAGCCAACGCGGTTCACGCGGCAACTTAAGTTTGATCATTTTTGACTTTCATTCAAAATTCGCGCTATCGTTCAGCCCTTGATTGCACAGGGGGTTACACATGCGCGTTTTCATTGCCTTGGCTATTGCCGCATCACTGGCTGGATGCACAACCTACGACCGGGCACGGGCAAGCGATTTTGAACCACTGCCCGATGGTAAATTTCGCTTTCAAGCCGACAAACTATACCCCTACACCGAACAGGATCTAATCGGCTGGCTGGAAACATCGCTTAAGGAAAACAGCTATTGCCCGGCAGGCTATGAAATCACCGATAAAAAAGAAGTCGTGCGCGCCGAAACAATGTTTGGTGATGCAACCAGTCTGATTTTTTACGGGCAATGCAAATGATGTCTTTCGGAAAAATATGCCTGTTGGCATTAATCCCATTGCTTTCTATGACAGCATGCACCGCAATTGATCGCCCACAAATGTCCAGCTTTGAACCAAATTCCGACGGTACATTTCGCTATGAAGTCATGAAAAGCAGCAGCGACGGTGTTTACAACGAGGCCGACCGTTTGAACTGGCTCCAAATGTATCTGGACGACAATGCGCTATGCCCCAATGGCTATGAAATCACCGAAAAGAAAAACATTCTTGTTCAAAAAAGTTTTATCGGTGACGCATACCGGGAAATCATTTATGGCCGCTGCACATAACAGCGGCCACAAAATCAGTAGCTTTCCACGTCATTCACCAGCGTTGCCCGCAGCATATAATCATCATCCGGGTCATTGGCGGCCTGCCAGTTATATTCCGCCGAAATACCACCCGGCCCGTCAATCGACTGTTTCGGTTTGGGTAAAAACACACGCGGCAAACTGAATGTCAGGGCATAGCCTTCACTTCCCGGAATGGACCATCCAAATTCCATCGCCACCGGCGTTTGTGCCGCCACGGCATCGCGTACCGTTGCATCCGACGCATAACGCAATGTCACTGATCCCGTTGCTGTGGCCTCGCCTTCATCCGCCCCGTCAATCTTGTTATCGGACCGGATGGTTTCCACGGCTTCCAGATTATTGGAAAAACTGATACTTCCCGCCGTCACCGACGCCAGTTGCGACCCGTCAAGTTTGATAGAACCCGACCCTTGCGAAAACCGTTGCAATTCATATTCCGCCGGGGCGGCATCTTCACTGGTTGCCGCTGCCGTTTCGCCCTGCGCAATATTATTGTTCAGGGTCGCATTGACCGGGCCAGATCGCGACATATCGATCTGAAACCCGCCCAGCTTTAAACCCGATACCATGTTAAACACCGGCACCGTCAACGCAGGAAAACCTGTTTCAACCGACAGGCTGGGCAACACCCCGCCCGATGTGAAAACATGGCTATAGGTGCCATCTTCGTTATCGGTGGTAACAGGGGCACCAAACAGCCCCTTAAGCCAGAAACCAAACGCCCGCAAATCAACCGGAACCACAATGTCGCCATTTACCGTTACCGGCTCGTAAAACGGGTCCTGTGCATTGCGCCCCTGTCCCAAAAGCGCATCGGTTCCAAGGGGCTGCTCTGCCCCCACAGCAGTCGATTTAAACGACAATTTCGAATAAACACCGCCACCCGACCCATCCGGGGCAGTGCCATACACCGTTTCAAACGCACACAAAAGGGTAGCGTCCGCGCCAAGGGCACGCTGCTTTGCCATTGCAAATACTCCTGTTAAATGAAATCAGCCCAACGCCGTTGGCGCGATATAATCCATAGTCACCGGCACAGTTGCCGCCTTGATGGTGGCGGCTCCCTCTATCGGTTCGTCCACAATTTCCGGTTCGTTACAGGCGGCAAAATCAACCACCCCGCCCAAGGTCGGGTCGGCATCAATCACCGATGCCAACGCAACCAGAATGGCATCAAATTGGGCATCCCGCGCCACGGCGTCGTCACCCTGTACCAGAACCATAATTTCGGCTGTGTGCGCGATCTCGTAACGCAACGGCGACAAAATAGGTTCGGCTTTCAAGCTGCCATCGGCCAGGCTCACCAAACCACCCGCCGGAATGTCATCGGCCTCCGGTTCGTTGCGCTTTACCATCGATCCGTCAATTTCCGATATCTTGGAAAACAGGGCCTTCAAGGCCGCTTCGCGTTTACTTTCGGCCATTGCGCACCCTCAAATTTCGGACGATGTTATGAACAGCAACCCGTGCCCCGTACCTTTCGGCGTCTTTCACGTCAAACCGCTTTTTAAGTTTGACCTGCCGAACCAACACAAACATCGGCACAGTGACAACCCCGCGTCCATAGGCGCCACTTTTTAAGCGCCCGCCGTTTTTCCGCTGCCGTGATACCCGCCCGGTTTTAGTAAAACCAACCCCATCAACCACCAGCAAGGACGGTCCGTTGCGGCGATACACCAGCCGCAACCGCCCATACCGGTATTCCGGGAAATTTGACGGGCTAATTCGCTTGCCGCCCAGCCCCTTTTTCGGTGCGTTTTCAGTGGGAATTGCCAGATAAAAACCGCTACCGCTACGAATCAAAACGCCCTTGTCAAAGGCGTTCACAATTTTGGGTGCCTTGGTCCAGACAAGGGCCGCCGCATCAAAGCTGTTTCCGCGTTTCGGGTAAGCCTGATCGCGCCAGCTATTGGCAAGGCGGCTGCCCATTCCGGCATTGCGCACCTGCGCCCGCAAAAACTGTTTAACCTCGGGCGCAGTTTCACGAATCCCCTGTGTAACGGCTTTTTCCAAACCGTCGGATGTGACTTTCAGAACACGCCGCAAATCCCGCGAAACGTCAACACCGATCCTCATGTTTCCACCAGCCCGAACCGCCAAACCTTACGCGTGCTACTGGCTTGCGGCTTTTCGTTAATGGTATATGTCACCCCGTCAATTAAAAAACGGTCACCACGCCGGGGCTGCACCACATCACCGGCGCGCACTTCTATAATCATGCTGACCGACACAGCATTAAACCCCATCACCGACGCATCTATATCAGGCGACGAAACAATCACCCGCACACCCGGCACGGCCTCGCCTTCCTTTGGCAGGTATTCTGCCGACGTTGAAACAAACGGGTCATTAAAAACCGCGTCAAACACACCATCAAGCATCACCAGCCCCCCAATAAAACGGGCGGGGTAATCCCCGCCCGCCATCGCGTCACCAACCGTTTATTTTATCAGGCCGGGGTCACTGTCCCCACACCGGTATTAATCTTAACCACCACGCTGGTTGCGGCACTTTCGGCAGCTTCCCACGCGGTGCAGGCACCAACAATGTCGCCCTCGGCAGGCGCTTCCGACGACGGCACAAACGCCGACGCCGCCACATCAAAAATAACAGCATCGCCCTGGACAATCGCCGACCCGGCCGATTTTGGCAGGCTGAATACATCACACATCTGCACCGTGCCGCTTTCACCATCGGCAATATCAACCGCAGCAACGCCGATCTGGCTACCCACCACAACAGGCGAACCCGAAGCAATCGTGGCACCCGTCGCATTCACAAACAGCAGGCTACTACCTGCCTGAATATAGTTTTTCATTGCATCATTCCTGTTTTGCAATTCACCAAACGCGAAACGGGGCAGCCATCGCCACCCCGTTTTCGCTTTATCCCGTCAAACCAGATCAGGCACCGGGGTTGTAATACCCGCCATAGGTGCCGGTTGCGCCAGCGGCAAAGTCATGCACAACGCGCATTTCAAAGCCAAGATAATCAAACCCTTCCTTAACCATGACCTGTGGCGCTTCCGCCCCGTTCAAATAACCATAGGCAATGACTTCCTCGGCATTCGGATCGCAAAGCGTATACCAGTGATTGCCATCAATTTCGGCATCGGCAACAACTTCCAGCTTGCCGGTAAACGGGTTTACCTCGCCGGTGGTTGCCGCAAGGATCGACGACATCACCTTTTCGGCTTCCGTTTCCTTGTCCGGCCCAACCAGCAGAATTTTAGCCATAAGGTTAAGTGTAAGCCCGTCCGGCGTTTCCTGCTTGCGCATCGCTGCGCGTGCCTTACCAAGATTAGCCACATCAATCACCGTGCCAGTGGCAGCCTTGTTTTTATGATCAGCATGGAAAATCGCTTTACCGTCGGCCATCTCGATACCGGCACCGGAATTGGCATTCAGGACTGCAAAAACAATCTGATTTTCCTGCGCCGCGATCCGACGACCAACTTTACCAGGCATCCCGGCAATCGCCCCCAGATTGTCGTTGATCAGCAAATTGCGACCAAATCCAATCTTCCGCGCCCAGGTATCAAGACGCATGGTTTCCTTACTTTCGGAGAAAGTACCGGATTTCACCTCACCGTTTTCTTTCACCTTTTCAAGCGCCGGAAAATCGCCCGCGCTCAAAAAGCTGTGCGGGCGGAAATCAGCAAAGTTTTTCCGTGCGGCAAACCGGCGATAGGACGGGTTGGCAATTTGGTATTCATTGCGCAAAACCATATTGACGGAATCAGCCATCAAATAGGGAAAATCACTGGTTGAATGCAGCGCGGCCCGCGAAATAATTTCGCGGTTCCGCGAATTAACCGGATTACCACGCGACGCAAGGCTTTCTTCCGCAATCGCCATTGGGCCGTAGCCCCGGTATTTTTCCGCCATACCTTCCAGCTTGACGGCATTTGGCGACATGGAATGCGCCATTGCAACCACCAGCGCCGACCGCACCTGCGCAGGATCTTCATTCGATGCACCAAGGGCAATATGATTGCGGACCTCAACACCGCCATCACCCCCGGCATCGGCCAGCGCATCCAGTGCGGCACCGCGTACCACATCAATCGTGCTGCCAGCATCAATATGACGGGTCACAAATTCAGCATCAAGGCGGTGCCGGGTGGCAATGCCCTGAATATCAACAATGCGCTGGCGTTCGCCGGCAATTGCTGCGCTGCGTTCCGCAGCCACATCAATCGTTTCGGCCTGCCCCTGTGGGACGGGTTGATTTCCATTGTTCGGCTGCTGCCGCTCACTCGCGTTCAAGGTCATATCTGTATCCTTTGTACCATCAACAAGATCGGCGCAGCGCGCCAGTTCCACCACTTCAACGGGGGCATCATTACCCCCGTTACGAAAACCGGCCCCGGCATCTGCCGGGACCGCCACCAATGAAATCTCCATTAATTCCCAGTCAACCGCACGATAGACCGGTAATTTGCCTTCCTCGCGGGTGATTTCGTATTTGTAAACGTGATAACCAATTGACGTATTGGTCAGGATACGGGCCGCTACCTGCCGGTAAACCCGCTCGGCAATTTCATCGCCCCGGTCTAGCTTTGCCCTCGCAACACCTTTGCCATCGCGAATTTCGCCAGACAGGATCGCGCCCGCCAGGCTATCAACACTATTGCGATGATCGCGCAAAAGCGGGACCGCCCCGTTATTCAAACGATCCAGCCGCACATGACCGGGTTCAAGCGAAAGGACTTCCTCGTAAACCTGATCTTCCCAGAAATCGTACCGCCGAACAGCGGCCCCTGTTGTGAAAATCAGCTCAACAATACTTTCGTCCTGCTCACCCTTTTCATTTAGAACAGGCACAACCGTTGCTTCACGCAGTTGCATCGGCAACTGCGTCTTGCGCTTTTGATCTGGCATGAAATCAGTCCTCTATATTGGTCGGCGGCAAAACCGTTCCGTCGGGTCGTGCCTGTGTCAAACCGGCCCGGCTCACTTTGCGCGGGTCAATGTCCAAAACCAGTTCGTTATCATCAAACAACTTGTTGGCACCGGCAATGTCACGGGCCATCGTTTTCGGGTTATAACCCTGTTCACGCACCGCCTGCGGCCAGCTTTTAAAACCACCCCGAACCATTTGTAACAGCGCGGTCGTGTCCTTGGTCGGGTCAATCATTTCATGACCCGGTGGCGTATGTTCGGCGGCAATCGGGCCCGCTTTCCAAAGCCCGGCCAATTCACCAGCCTTTACAAATTCCCGCCACACCGGTTCACAAAATTGCGGAATAAAGCACAACCATTGCCATTGCTCCACCAGCCGGCGAAAATCAATCTTGCCCGCCCGCAGGCTCGAATAATTCGCCCCGGTCAAATCCCCGGTAAGCTGGTCATAGGTCACACCACAGCCAACGGCGATAGCCCGCAAATAGGTTTGCGACAACAAAATATGCGCTTCCGATTTGCTCGGGTTGGCAAACTCCACACTTTCGGAATCTTCAATATAAAAGATCGATCCCGGTTCAAGTGTTTCTTGCCGGTGCGTGCCTTTCTGGTTTGTCTGCCCGGTTAAAGGATTGCCGCTTGCCCCCCGCACAAACGCGGAAAAACAGGCTTCAACCTTTGCTTTCATCAACAAAGCACCATGATAATCCTGCAAATCGCGCAGGGCCGTCATCACCGAATGCAGCGTGGTAACGCCCCGCAACTGCCCCGGTCGTTGCATGTTGTACAAATGAATGATCTGCCCGGCATCAATCCGCATCGATGTCAGGTTATTGCCAACCACATGCTGGTAATTTTCGCCCGGATGTTCCTTAAAAATCCAATAGGCGATCCGTTCACCGCGCTTGTTAAATTCAATGCCCTGAACAATGTAATCACCATCGGACAACGGGCCGTTTTTGGTATGGTCCAGATAATCCGCTTCAATCACCTGCAACTGCAACGGCACCGTCAGTCCCAGCCGGGCGGCATCGGCCCGTGATCGCGACCGCAGCCTTACCAGAACCTCGCCACTTTCATGCTTTGCAATGTCAATCAGGCGCTGCAAACCATAAATGTTGGTGCGCCCGTCGGCATCGCATTGCGTGGTTTCTGCCCATTTTTTCCATGCGTCTTGCTGGGCATCGTCGCGTTTTTCGTCGCCGGTATTCGCCTGGCTAACAATGCCTGCGCCAATTTCGTTGGCCGCCATAATATCGACCATGCGTTTGGCATAGGGGTTATCACGCACCATTTGCCGCGCCCGGTTGCGCATAACAACAAGGCCGCCACCAACTTCCGAATTAGGCCCACCCGATCCCGACACCCAGCCATCATCTGTTAGCCGCCGCCGTGCCGCTTCATAGGACCGAACAACGCCAAGGGCCTGTCGCGCCTGCGCCCGACGCACCCCGGCAACCGGGTCAAAAAACCCGATCACTTTGTCTAATGGATTAATCCCCATGTCACGGCCTCCGAAATGCGGCCTGCGACACTCGCGCAGACGGGCCCTTAACGTCACCTTCCATCATGCGCAACACCTCGCGCATTTCGGCAATGCTGCGGTATGTCACGCTTTTTCCATCGACCTCCACTTTCAGGGTGCCCGATGCCATCGCAATTTTTAGCCGGTCAATATCGGCCTGCGTAAATGCCATTACCCCATCCATCCTTTCGGTCTTTTGCCAAACCATCCACTGGCCGGGTTGTCATTCCCCGCTTGCGGGGCCGCCGCCGGTTCCCTCGCCACGGGTTTTGACACCACATTTTCCGCCGCCGCCGTTGGCGTGGCCCTATCCAGCAAATCACCCTGCGGCACTCTGGGCGGCGTGGTTCTGTCTTTTTCCAGTACCAGCCATTCCTCGGCGGTTAACCGGTCCATGCCCAAATGTGCCGCCATCGCCATGTTATAAATGCGACAATCAAGCAAATGGTTCGGCCCGCTCGCTTCCCATGTCAGGGTCGCACGTCCGTTCTTGCTGCCTTTTTTCAGGTATTCAGCCGTGATCTGGCGAAAATACTGCTCGTCATGCAGTTCAGTGAAATAGCAATAACCGGGCGGGTCGGCATCGGCGCCAGACCCGTCACGCAGCCCGTCCTTGTTCAGATTGGCATAAAACGTGGCCTTTAAATCCCACGTTCCCACATGCCATAACTCGGCCCCGCGCTTGCTACGTTTGCCTTTAAAATTGATTTCCACCTTGGTCGGGGCTGACGAAATCGCCGCCTTGCCCCGCTCGCCATTGCCCTTGATCGCCCGTGCCTTGGGCCGCGATCTGGTCCACAAATAGACCTGATTTGAATTATAGCCCGAATCAACGGCAAAGGCGTCGGCCTGCCAGTAATTTCCATAGGCATCCGGGTATCGCCGATCATAAATAACATCCAGATCAGACCACACCTTGTCATCAGGATCGGCGGTGTTGCCGCGCAAAAACCCGGCATCAATCGACCAGCTTTTGCGATCCCGCCCCCAGGCAACAACCTCGTAATAAATACCGTCAGTCTGCACATCGCAGCCAACCGTTATCACCAACCCGCCGATCGGTATCACCCGCGCCGGGTACATTTCCCGACGAACAAACAACCGTTGCCAATCCGGGGCATCGCCCTTTTCTTCCCATGCTTCGCCAAGCCACAGGTTGGTAAAGGTTTTCAGTTTGTTGGGGTCATCCTTGGACTTAACAAATGCTTCCGCCACGTTGTCCCATGTGGTCAAAAGCGACGATATCGCATCAATGTGAAAACTGGGGTGCCGCCCCGGTTCCGGCTTTGTTGCCCGCCAGCGCCCGGCCTGCACCATGGCGCGTTTCTGGTGATGTTCAATCGGGCACCCGTTTTCAATGCAAATGTAATAGGCGTTGTACGGATATTCCCGGTTAAACTTTAAACCGTGTTTCACATCCTTGCCGCCGAAAACAAGGCGCTGGTAATGGCCACACCCCGGACACGGGCATTCAAAATACCGCTGGTCGCCTTCCTCAAAGGCGTTATCAATCCGGCTGATCCCCTTGATTGTCGGCGTACTGCCTTCAAATTTCTTGTAATCCCCTGTGGCATGAAACGCGATCTGGCGCGCATCCACCATGTCCATCGGGTCGCCCTGCTTGTCCAGGTCAAGCGGCCATTCGTCCACCTCGTCACAGCACATAAATTTGATGGTTTTGGACCGCAAATCCGATGCGCTGTTGGCCCCTGTCAAAACCAGCGACCCACCGGGAAACCGTTTCGACAAGGCTGTTGATTTCTGTAATGACCGCGTGCCGCTTTCGCGCACCTTGTCGCGAAGCGCCACAGTTTGGTCAATCGCAGGGGCCAGCTTTTCACGGTTAAAATCCTGCACCGACAATATGGTCGGAAACACCAGCATCGCCTTGGCCGGGGTGCAGGCCATAATCGTGGCCAGCCATGCAATCATCGATCCGGTCATGCCAACCTGTGCCGACTTTCTCACCGAAACCCGCGTAATGCCGTTATCGGCGGCAAGGCAATCCAGTATCCCCGGCGCATAGGGTGTTAATTCCGTCGACCATTTTTCCCCCGCGATAGGCCCATCTGCAACCACCAGGTTATCCCGCGCCCAGACCGATGGTAAAACAACCATGTCCGGGGTCATGCCCCGCGCAAGGGCGGCAAAAATCAGCCGCGCCGCCTCACTGGTTTCCGTCCTCGCTGTCTGGGTCATCGGTTGTCAAACTCGCAACAATGGTTTCTTCCAGCCCGCGCACCCGGCTTTTCAAAATCGACCGCACGGCCTGCACATCACCGTCCTGCGCGGTCGAATAGATTTCATCGGCCCAGCCAATAATCGCATCCATTGCCTGCCGCATCCGCCGCCCGGCAGTTACCATTGCGTCCTCAACATCCTGCTTGTTCAGGACCTTGCCAACCTTTTCCTCGTAATCAAGCTGCGCCATCTTCGCGTTGTATCGTTCGCGAAGCGCCCGGCTTTTCTGGTAGCTGGCATCACCGTTTGTTTCCGACGCCGCGACCGGCTGGGCCGGTTCGGATGCCGCATAATCAAACAAATCATCGCGATTTTGTCCGGCGGCATCTGTCGCAACCGGCCATTGCCCGGCACCGGAACCGGCATCGTCTAACGGGTCGGCCCGGCCCAGCGCCATTGCCCGCGCCGGGTCCGCTGTTTTTTGCAAGGCCCGGTCTGCCTGCACAAAATCAATCCGGCCATTGGGCAGCTTTTCAATCCGCCCGGCTTTCAACCATTTTGAAACGGCCTGCCGCGTAACACCGCAATGCCGTGCATAGTCGGCTTGCGACCCGACAAGCCCGGCATCATCCGCCATCAGCACCACCAAAAAACAAAGGCCCATCCGCAACGCGAAAGGGCCAGAATGTCAACTTGCACAAGGCTTTAATGGTAACACCGTCAACCGTGTAAACCTGTCAACCTCGTTTCAAAAACACCAAACTACCGAACACCCGCACTTCGCACACCCGTATACGTTGGGGGCCGGGAAGGACCCAAAGCCGGGGCCACCCATCACTCGAAACGGCGGGTTTCCGCCATCTTCACCCAAAAAAGCCAAGGCCCGGCACAATGGCCGGGCCTTGCAGGCTCAACAGGGAGGGAAAAGGTTCACGGTATCTGATCAAAAGAAAACGCCCGCCGGATTTCTCCAACGGGCGCGGTTCTGTTCGCTATGTCCAAGTCAATAGCCCGACCCCTGTCAACTGTCAACAGCCTTTTTTCTCCCATGCCATGGAAGGCGCGGAAAGCTGGGCTTTTCGATCACTTTGCCCAGCCGGGTGCTGGTCTTTAACCTCATGGACAAAACAGCCAAAGCATCCCAAACCCCAATGTATTTAAGGCGCGACTCTTCAACTTCGCGTCGACTCATTCCACCCTGCCAGCCCCCAGGCATCCAGTCAGGCAGATCAGCCATCCGCCCCGCCACGATCATATCAGACACCGGCCTAGCCTTGCGCAGATAGCGCTGCATCTTGACCGGCACCCCCTCGAACAACCCATCAATCACAATCCCGGCCCGCTCGTCGCGTAACATCCCCAGCGCCACCAGCCATATGATTTCCGCATCAAGGTCCACATCAGGCCCGCCGCGTGGCCCGCCACCATCCACACGCCCGCCCAACATGGCTTGGTCCATCATCACACCAGTCACGCTATGGCGCGGTGAAAGCCCGACATCGTCGATCCAGTCATCATTCGCGGCAATCGCCAGATCAACCCGTTGATCATGGATCGCCCAGCACAACGCCGCCCACACATCCATCGCACCACGTTTACCCATGTCAAAACCCTCCACGTACGGACTGCCCAAAACCCGCTGTTACACCCCATTTTGCAAGTGTAACACCTGTGTAACGTCTAACTGATTGATTTATATATAAAGTTACAATGTTACAGTTGTTACATAGTTTATATACATATGCGCGCACGCGCACACATGGGGGGATGTTTTCCTGTAACAGGCGTAACATTGTAACAATCGTTATTTTATAAGGGGTTATCCGTAACGCGGGTGTTACAAACGCCGATCCGGGCTGTAACATCTGCCGCAAAACCCACACCGGAACCCGCTTCAAAATCTGCGAAGCACCCTTTAAATCACGGGGTGCGGGGGTGGTATAGGTCATAGGACGTCCCCATTGTTATCGGGTTTGGAGATAATGGCAAGCGGGATCTTAATGCACCGGGTAAGCGCCCCGCCCAACCGCAACGGCCCGGCGGCAACAGCCCCCTCCAAACGCGCCAGCGCCTGCCGGTGAACCCCGCCCTGCCAGCGCGTTTCGCGAAACAACCGGGTTAAGGACTGGTGCTTGTTGGCCACCATCAAATATTCAAACCCGCGCTGTGTGCCCCGGTTGGCAGGGCCAAGTTTAAGGCCATACCCCGGCAAGGTTTCCTCATTCAGCCGTGCCGAATCCCCGTCACCCCGCGCACCAAGGTCCAACACCTTGGTAAGCAACTGCCCCACCGTCAAACGGTCCCCGCCGCGCCAGGTATCGACCTGACAGGACATAAGATGGTTAAGGCATTCGTCGGCCTCGGTATCGTTCTGTTCGGGTTCTTCAAGGCCCCAAACACTAATCTGGTCCGCTGCCGTACCGGCGTTGATCACAACATCATCCAACAACGTTTCCGCTGCCGCCAACACCGGGGCAAACTTGTCGGTTAACCGGCGCGAATAGGCCGAAGCCCCCAAAACACCCTGATAAACCAACAAATTTTCCAAAAAGCGCGGATATCCCAAAATCATCCGCGCCCAAATTTTCGGGCCAATTTCCTTAATCATGCGGGCGCGGGTGTTAAACGTTTCAACTGCGGCCGCATCGGCGCTAAGCGGACCCAGTTCCATAAAATGAATGCGCGACTGGTCCTGTGGTTTTGGTTCCGGGTGCAAAATACTGCCAAACACAAACTGCGCGGTAATCCGCTGCAATATCGCTTTCTGATCAGCACTGGCGCGCCCTACCCCGGCCTGATCATTGGAAAATCCAAGCCGGGCCAGTTCCATCGCCGCCGCCGCCCGTGGCCCCGGTTCCATTTCGTCCAAAAATACCGGCCTTGCCGCGCCCTGCAATGCGGCGCGCACAAACGCCGCACTGGCATCAGACGACCGCAACGTGTTGTCCAGCCCGCCCACAGGCTCGGTTAACAGCGTTAACAACTCCGTCTTACCAACTCCGGCATCGCCGATCAGCCAAAGCGTAGGCCGCCGCTGCAAGGCCCCGCAAATGCAAATCAAACCCATAATCCCAAGGCAGATATGCGACCCGGCAGGCGATAGAAAATTCCACGATTTCAAATGGTCATAGACCATCCGCATATCGCCAATGCGCGCCGGGTCATTCAGGGCCGGGCGCATCATCGCGGGCAATGGCGGCTGTGCCGGGTAAACCCACCCGTCATCCAGCTTGCGTCCCGCCTTCTCCACCTTATGGCCAGACGATAAAACCAGCCGGTCGCCACAATGCACAATCAGCCCGCCGCGAATATCCTTCCAAACGCCAAGCCCACGCACCTTGTCCGGCGAAAATATGCCCTTTATCGCACATTCCCCCATAAACCATTGCCCCACCATCGGGTAATTTGGCCCAACATAGCGTTCTTCCTTGTCATATTTGGGAAAAGCCGCCCCGGCCCAGCCAAGTTTGGTTTCAAAAAGCGCGGTGATTTCCTGCCGGTTGCCAAGGCTTTTGGCCGCAAGGTCGCGCAACTGCCCGCTGGGCGTTACAAAATAAAACCGGCCATCATTATGCCCCAGGCACTGCACCGGGCACGGCCCGGCATCCGGCAGGGCCGTGGCCCCGTCCGCCACATCCTGAAACGGGTTATCCTCGTCGATCCGGTCAAAATCAACATTCTCGTTGGCCGCTTGCTGATATTCCACTGCCATCACATCCCCCGGACCATATCGTTAAAATCCATTCCCGCCGGGGGCATTAACACCCGGCTTTCATAGCCAATATTCTGAAATTTTCGCCGCGCCCGCTCAAACAGGCACGCAGCCGCAACCGGGTCCTTGCTGTCATTATCGGCCAATACCGTCACTCGCTGCACATGCTGCACGGTTTTCCAGCGCGAATATTCATCATCCCCATAAGGTGGGCGAAAACCAGGGCGCGCCATGCGCGGGGCTTTGCTGGGCAACCGTTTTTTCGGGTCATCGCTGCGTTTGCGCCCTTCGCCCAGCCCGGCCCCGGCCAAATTATCAAGGCTATAGGCCGCTGCAATGCCCCAGTCCGGGCGGCGCAACATCCATGTCAAACCGTTTTCAATCCCCTCGGAAACCGCCATATGCGCCCGGATCGGCGTTAACCATATCCCCGCCCCCGAAAGGTCAGGCAAGGCAGATCGCACCTTTTTCGCCCCCAAAACCTCACCCGTCACCGGGCAAACCGGTTGCGCCTTGCCGCTGCCATCGGGCGCAATATAGGTCATATGCAACCCGGCAAAGCGCCGGTCGGGCATTAACATAATCGCCACCATGACGGGGAACCGCCCGCATAAAACCGCCTTGCGCCCCTTGTCGGGCCGGTTCCAATACGGGTGGTCTGGCAAATATCCCAATGTCGGCGGCACCACATCGGGCAACACCTTGCGCGACGCCAGGTAATCCGCCACCGGCGACCCCAAAACCGGCAACCGGCTTTGCCAAATCGCCATTAACCGCCCTGCCTCGGTCTGCTTTTGCGCCGCAAGGTCGGCCTCACGTCGGGCAGCATCACGCCGCGCCTTTTGCGCCAGCCGCTCGCGAGCCACCGGGTCATCAATGCCCGCATCCGACGCCAGGGCGCGTATCGCCTCGCTGGCACCTATCCCGCGTATCTCGGCATAAAACGCAATCACATCGCCATGCCAGCCACAGCCAAAACAATGAATAACCCCCTTGCGATCATTCACCTTGAAACTGGGCGATTTCTCGCCGTGAAACGGGCAAAGCCCTTCCATTTCCACCCCGGCCCGGCGCAGCTTCACAAACTGCCCCACAACCTCGCTGGGACGGTATTGCCCCTTAATGGCATCGGCCATGTCGGCCAATGAATGCTTGATATCGCTGTTCATTTCTCCGATCCTTTTGCAATCAGGGGATGCAGGGGGTTAAAATGGCGGATCGGCCACAAATTTCGATTTCTTGGGAAACAATACTGATCGCAGGCCCATTTATCGCTGGTGCTTCCGTCCTCGGGACCTCTTTCGGGGTCGCCATTTCCGACAGCTCTGCAACCGGCACAATCGCAGGCATCGTTCTGTACGACACCATTTTGCCGTTCATTATATCGGGCTGGGTAATGTTGATGTTCCACCCGAAAAACGGCCAGATCACCTGGACAGTAAAGCCAACGTGGTCGGCGAAGACCGGCAGAACACCAATTTTGCTTTTGAAGTCGGCAGCTTGCCTTCTTGCAATGTCGCCCGCTATTCAGTCTGCAGACCTTGCAATAAAAACAATTCACTATCTGCCGATAATTGGATTGTCGCAAAACGCCCAAAACCGTTGCGTAATGTCCAAAGAAGCAATTGAAGACCCTTTGAACTCCTACGATCCAAATCTCAGCAAAACAACCAACTGGGTGTATGTCTACTGGCCACCGAACATAACCCAAAGCTACCAGTCCATCATCGACCGATGCAAAGCGGTGGTGCCAAAACCCTTGCCCAATAAATGAGAAAGCCGGCAACGTTCGGCCATTTCCAATCACCATCGCAGGAACACCATGAACCTCACACCAACAACCATTGATGAAGTTCTCAACACGGTAAAAGCAGGCGGCATCATCATCATCGCCTTCTTTTTTACCTTCGGCGTGGTCAATACCTTTACCGAAACAGGCTATGTTGCCCTGCTGTGTCAAGAGATGGCACAGGTGGCCTTTTCTTGCGGTTTTTCCGTCTATATGTTCTACGCAATCTTTACTGGAATACGTGCGCTCTGGCTTAGTGGGCGCCCCGCCATAGCCCTCCAGATTGAAGCAATTACGCTTATCACCGTTATCTGCACCCTTGCGAGTGTTGCTCTCCAGTTGGCAAACACCCATCGCGTTATAATCGTCTCGAACATGCCCCAACGACAGGCCATTGCCTGTGTCGATAAAGGGTTGCACGACGTGATGTTGATCAAGGACCCGGGGAACACCTTCACCAAATATATCAGCTCGCTTCGTTTCGGCCTGATCTGGGACAGCTTCATGATGTCGGACAGCGTGGAACAAGCATGCCAAAACGCCATCACAACGATGCACCCAAGACAGGGGCAATAAATGTTCGATTACACCAACTGGACGCCCAAAAACAAAGCAGACGCACGACTTTACGTGAGCATCAATGGCGTCATACTGCTGACGATGCTGGCAACAGCCCTGGCATCTGACGGCTACAAAGCATCCATGATCATATATTTCGCCGTTCCATCGGCCGTTTGCTCGTTTATTACTTTTGTATTGCTCGTTGGCACAGGCATGTCTCAGCACAAAGACAACGAAGAATTGCCAAAGGGTTTCTGGATTTTCACATCCACCTACAGCATTTACTGCCCGGACAATCATGCAATGCCTCCGGAGAAAAAGAGCACTTGGAAACAAGGAGCCTTTGCCTCTGCTCTCTATTACACCCTGACAATTTATAGCATTGTGGGCGCCGGGACAGCCGCAGTTGCAAACGCCTATATCAATACCCCCCTCAAGAAATCCGCCGATCTGCAAGTTTGCGCTTCCCTGTTTTTTTATATGAAACCCTCCGCTATCATGTTCGTCCCGGTCCTCAATCTTCGTTACTTCAATGAGTCTTGCGGGGAACAGATCTTCCGCGATTTTGGACGATCCACAGTGTTCCAGAAAAAAGAAGACAAAGCTTGGCAAACACCCTCGCCCATCCCCCAAAAAGACGCCGAAACAACACCTGAAACTCATTCCGCCCCCTCCGAAACACCGGCCAAATAAACCGCGTCCCGCAACAAGGATTGCACCCATTCATGGGCAAGGGACGTGCCTTTGGCGGTCAGTCCATCTGCGCCGCCCGTTAATTCAGCCAGGCATTGTAATTTAACAATCAGGTCCGAAACCTGACTGGCCCGGATGGCGCGAAGCTGGGCCTCGCGCCATTCCAGCAAATGGCCGTCACTGTCACAGTCACCAATCCGGCAAAGCGCCCGATAAACCGCCTCGATCCCGGCAATATTGTCTGGCAGTGATAAAGCGTTGGGTGCCTGCGATGCAGCCGATGCGCTGGCGCGTTTTTGTGGGCCTGAATGTTTCATTTTAAACACCCTCCCAAACAACACGGCCAATCACCACCCCGACCGGAATATGATAACGCACGCCTGAATCATAAATCTTGCAGCGGTCAAACCATGTCGGCACCGGCGGATCACCAAGGATCGTCACCAGTTCCGGGGTACGGCCATCCTCACAGCGCACCACAACCGCCCGCTCACCCCGCGCCGGGTTGCTTTCGCTGGTATCAACAATCACCCGCTTGCCCGCGATGGCAAACAAAGCATGACCCGCATTCAGGCGCGGCATATCCATCCCGGCAGGCGGCATCCGCCCTGCCAAATCCCGCGTCACATCGCGCACAATATCGGCCCGCAAGGCCGCAATCTGATCATTGGAAAAATGAAAGCTGCTTACCGCATCGGGGTGCGGGGCAGGAACGGGCTTTTGCCCGGTCATCCAGTCATAAACCCAGTTCGTCACCTGCACGGCGAACCGGGGCGACAGCCATTGCGCAAGATGGATGGCTAATTTGGGGTGAACCCAAGTACCCTGTTCAATACGATCTCCACGCCCCTTAATTGGCGCAATCAGCTTAGAAACGGGAATCCCCGTTTCTAAGGCTAACTCGTCAAGAAACTCGTGGGTCGCCACCAAACGGCGATAGTCATTAAACTGCTTACCAACCACGCGGCACATGGCAGTCGCATGGACATACCCGTCACTTGCGCGCTGGTTGATAACGGAATCATTAATGGCATGAGGAATAAGCTGTGCGATCATAACAAGCCCTCTCGATAGCGTTTCACAACACCACCAAAACGGCTTTCGACGACCGCGCTGGTGGCGGGAGGTTCGAAACCTGTCGAGAGGCAGGCGGGTTTATTCCCCTTTCGGGTCTTATATTCACCGCCCTCCCGCCCTAAGCGAGAAGCTGCACCCGGAATCCGGGCGCAAAAATAGCCGTAACTGACGTGACGGCTGGCCGTCTCGATACGAGGGTTTCGACGCCCCCACAACGGATTTATCCCGTTGATAGGCCAAACCATACGCCCGCCATCGCCTACCGTCAACTCAAGATCCACGACTACACCTCGGGCGGGACGACCTTCCGCCCGCTCAAGGCGTTGAAAAGACCATAGATATCTTGCGTTGCTTGCTTTCGGTCCAAATCAAACTGCCGTTGCTCTTCAGGTGTCCGACCAATCGCCAACTCAAAATCATTCAATGCCGAAACCACGACTGAAACTGGAACGTTAAAATACTCACCCGCTGTCTGGTATTGCGCGAAATCTGACAACAAACACGCCTCGACTTCTTTGTAATTAAAGCAGGCTGGCGATAAATAAAGCATTCTTGGCGATAAATTTGGCGCGCCAGCGACCGAACGATTAATACTTTTCATCCGCTCGACAGGGTCGGCACTACGACCTATTTTGACAAGCCGCGCCGACATTTTAACGACATACACATAGCCGCTATAATGCTTGTCAACTTTGGGAGCAACTTCACGCGAGAGCGCTAATGCGTTGCCTTTGTACAGAACATTTTCGCTTGCAAATACGGGCATAACAATCACCTCAAAACGCACACTCAAAGATCAACAAACGCATCATCACATCAAACCATCCCTCCGGCGCGGCCGAGGACACACCCAATCCCATCAGCGACAAACAGGTCAATTGCAATAATATTCGCCTTTTAAAACGAACTTATAAATTGACAACCAGATCCACAAAGCAACACACTGCAACCGTTGGCGGAATTTCCACAGCCACTTTATTCAAACCACATCTCAGATACGCACCTCGCCGACCAAACCTTATCCATTACTCGCCATTCGCTTACCAAGAACCGAAGCCAGAACTATGCTTATAGCTTCTTAGTAGAAACACCAGGGTCTATTCCTCAGTCAAACCCTGAAAAGGAATAAATGATAATATTCCAGGGCTCACCCCTCTTCATGGAGACACAAATCAATGATAGAAAATCTTGAATTTGACATACAATCAACATTTCTAATAGAGAGGCGCGATGGGCAGCTTCTTCAAGAGATTAGCGGAATAAAAACGAAAATTTTTCCGGTTTACTTTAAAGACATAACAATACGAAAAGTCTTTCAAAGAACTTGGCAAGGAGCAAACAAAACAGAAATATCTGATATTCTTGCGATACACGACATGTTTGAAGCACTTCATGATATATATTACATCATAGATAGATGGCATTCATATAACACGCAAAACCTTGATAACATAACGAAAGCATCACATGGAAAAAAATCATCTCATTTTGAATTCAATAATAAACCAGCAGCCTCCGATGAAAAACCGTACTCAAAATCAACAAAACCCTTCGACACAAAAATAGAAATAAAATCCCCCCAAGGAACATTCGTCATACTAAAAAACGAATCAGCAGAAGACCCTACAAAAGCAATATATTCAATAAGAGAAGAAATAGGAAACATAAAAGAAAAATTAAAAAAAATCATAGACTCTGAAAAAGAAAACTTCCTCAACCTAGCTAAAAAAAACGGGATACTCGACCCAGAAAAACTAAAAATACTTGACACAAACATTGATCCTTACTTTTTTAATTTTGACAAAGAATACAATGGATCCTCATATAAATCTATTTACTTCAAACACATGAATCCTAAAAAATGAAAACTTGGAAACTCGAAAACTTCATACTCCTCACAACAGGAAGTATTTGCGGAGGCTTGTAATTCGGCTTGATCGCAACCGACATTTTTGATGCAGTTCTGCGTTCTGATTTTATTCCTGACACTATTGACAGTGGCTGGGCAACATTGATTGGTAGCTTTCTGTCCAGCCTATTAGCTGTCTTGCTTTTTCTAACCCAACGTCGGATCGATATTAGAGACAATCGCCACAGACAGCAAACGCAAGCGCTCGCGACTACCAAGTCGGTAAAATATAATTTGGAAATAGCCTGCAAACAATTTCCAAGAAAAAATATTTCCACTAAATCAGAAAACAAAGATTTCGAATACAGCAGCGAGGATATCAGAAAAGTTTTACATGGAATCGCCGCCTTCTCTAGAATACTCGACGAAAACATCTCGGATGCAGAAATCAGGATTCAAAACCTCCTTAATTATGACATGCTATATGGGCATCAAATCGACCAGATCGAAGCCTTAAAAATAGCTTTCAGAAAGCAGGCTCGCTCCATTAAAGAGCTACGGAGAGATATTGAAGAACGCTTGCATGCCCCCCAGCCAGCCCTGAGTGGCTATTTTCACAATTTGAATTGTTAACCAGTTTTCATGATCTAATTTCGACTATTGGAAATAAAAGCTTAAATGAAGCCATCCAAGTATTCTCTGAGGAGAAAACACCAACCGAACTATACCCAATAGGGTCAGAAGCCTCCTTACCTCACTAATACAAAACAAAACCTTTAAATCGGCTTATCAAGGATAAACTTGCATGCTTAACCGGCTACAACGAGCTGCAACGATCCACGCCCCGTTTGCCGGTCATTATGATCGTGCACCAGTTCGCGTCCGTGGCGGCGCATGAAATCATCGGCAAAGTCTCGCGGGAAAAGCCAAACACCGGAATGCGGGCAACGCCGGACGGAAATCGGCGGCCGGGTTTGCAGCGCCCAGGCACGCATACTTGCCCCGATCTTGCGATTAAGCCCGCTTCGCCCCTTTTGCACGGCGTTATGTTCCATCAGCAATTCGCGAACTGACACATATTCCAATGCCGCCACGCGGGCGTTTGATGCCAGACGAAGCGCAACCGTCTGCTCAACCCGATCTTCAATCAGGCGCACAATCTGGCGCTCCATATCCGCCAGATACCGCGCCGGGCTTTCATTCAGGCGGCGTTCGCAATTGATGAAATAGCGCCGGGCCATACGCCCCTTTCCGCTATTGTCCACCATGCAAACCTCTTTCGCCATATCAAGGCTTAGATGGTAATCGGTCTTGTTATGACCGCCGCGCCCTTTGCTCCCCAAATTTGGGGAGCACAAATTCTCCGCTTTGATGAAATCCTCACCTTCCACAAACCGGTAACGCTCGATACGGTCTTTTATCCAAGTCGAAAAATCCTTTCCGACCTGCAAATAACCATGCAAATCCCGCGCATTCACCGTTTGCACCGAACCGCCTGTGAGATTGCGGGTTTCAATCTGAAACAGGGCATCACGCGAAATATTATCATTCGTCGCATTCAAGGCACGTTCCATCACGCATACTCCTTAACAGAAAACAAAAACATCAACGCGCCAGTCATTTGAAAAAAAGTAACTAATTATTTCCGTTGCAACCTATGCACTATTGACCTCAAGACATTTTCCCGGCGATGATCCCAACTGTTGTTGATTGCAGGGGATGGGGGAGGAGGAATTGAGAACAAAAAGAACGCTAACCCATATATTTTATGCGACCATTATTGGAACTGGCGTCGCCATTTTCTCCGTCGGCCTTTGGTTCAATACGGTCGAGACATGTAATGACAATGCTATTTGTTACATTTTTAAAAAGAACGAATGGGAAACAATTTTCGCCGGCTTTCTTGGTCTTGCGGGCGGTGTTATTGCCTATCGCGGAGCAACATCCGGCACCCTTGAATCCTACCGAAGAGAAAGCATTCGTTTTATCCACTCTATTATATTCTTCACGGACCAAATTACAAAACGAGGCCCCAGCATATTCGTCGTAGGAAGCCAGGAAGTTGGCACAAGCGCATCGGATCACATGAAAAAACTGGCAAAAGACATGCAAGATAAATTGCCAGATATACCAACTATCGTGTTTAGCAGTGATGCCAATGAAGCATATTTCGCGGTTAAACGAATTATATCAACAATTGCCAACAATGGCGTTGACACGAAGTTCGAAATTGTTGAAAAACTTGACAAAGCAATCGTTGAACTAACCAAAGCCCTCGAAAAAAACGGCCCTTAACCACCTTCACCAGCCACATATGCCAAGCGCCTTTGAAATCTCGAAAACCATGAAAAAGACGGCCAACGCATTATAAATTACTGCAAATCAAAAACATACATGTGAAAAGAACCCACTCCCTATAAAATAAAATTTATTTTTACAGAAAAAAATAAATTTAAAAACCCGAAAAAATCCGAGGTGAAAATGAGAAAAGCTTTACTTTATTTCTTCTTAATACTCATTATCTCTTTAATTTCCATCCTCGTCTATACAGGCTACCAGGCAGCAGGTTTGACGTCTGACTATAGAGGACAGCTCTACGTTTTTGTTAAAAGTTTACAATGGGAGACGGTTTTAGCAGGAGCGCTCGGCTTGCTTGGTGGAGTTTTCGCATTAATCGCTGTAAACATGCAAAGAGAATGGCATACAGATGACAACACAAAAATAGCATACATCATTTACAATAAAAATTACAACAGAATGCACGAAGATATCACATTCATATTAGAAAATGACGATGAAGAAGAATTGGTTGCTGCAATCAGCTATTCATTAGCTACAGAATTAGAAAAAACTACCGCCGAAGTACTATCCGCAACACCTATAGAGAAAAAAATCCTTGATATAACACTACAACTAGCGGTAAGCAGCAGAAGTTTAAAATTAAAAATAAAATATCTTAACAATCCCCGTGAGGATTTAGGAGAAACATCATTCAATCTCTCCGACATTATTGAAGAAATAAAAATAATAAATGATACACTTGATTCTGTCCTAAAACAAAAGACATACAAAAAACTCACTCAGAAAAAAAAGAATTAAGCCAAAAAAGTATAAATCGTAACACACCCTCGGTCACGCCCCCCAACGCTTTGAAAGCTTAAAATAATCAATCAATATCAGCGCTAACTCATCGCATCCATGCAGTTTTGCCTCCTATCCAAATTCCGATAATCAGACAAGGGTCGCGCTAGACGCGCGACCACAGGTCAAATTTTCAGGATGCCGCCTTTTGGCAAGCTCCACACGGCGCCACAAAGGCTGTAGCCGGAGCTGGCGGAACATTGATAACGCGGTATTGCAACAGGCGGCTGTTGGCTCCTTCACCATCAAACCAGGCAGCCTGCATTTGCCCGCTTTCCTGCCACATCACCAAATGGCCCGGGCGGCCGCGCAAATCGGTTACTGACGCCCCATAAGCCCAAGCAACGGCGCTATAGGTTGCGCTGCCCTCTTCCTTAATGACCTGAACAGGTTGCGCGTAATCCACCACGGGATAACGACGCAAAATGGTCAAACCGGCAAAATCCAGATCATTGATAATGCGCGTTACCGTTTCTTCTGCCCCCAGGTTATCGTTGGCGGCCTCGCGCACAGCGGCGCTTAAAATATCATAACCGTTTTTCATACCGCACCCCGCATGACGTTCCGGCGGTTATCATTAACCGGCAATAGCCGACGGTTATTCAAACCGTTAAGCGGGTCTGTCCGCGCACCAGGATAGGCAATATATTGCCCAACAAGGCCAAGCTGGCGCAAAATTTCGTTCGCCTGATCAACGGCATCGGGCACCTTATGAATCGCGCCGCGCACCACAACCGCGTGAGTGGAACGCCGATTAAAGTAATAGGTATTTTCAAGCCCATAAACGCAGCACAAAACATCAACTGCAATGCCAACTGGTCCGTCAACATTTGCACCGCGCAAAATATGAAGAACGGCCTTTCGCTTTTCAAAGTCCGGGGTTATTTCCGGGAAATGTGTCATTTGATCCGCCTGTATTTTCAGTGTGAAGCAGGGTTTCCCCCACGACCACACACCCCACCCCGCGATCAAACAGGGTAAGGGGCCTATAACAGATTGTTAGGCACAGCCAATTTTTAAGCCGGGCGTATGCTTCATACCGTTGCAAATTGGCGCTTTCGGGCCTCGTTATTGTCATTCTGCGCGGTTTCCGTGCGCCGTAACACAAGTCCCCAGCCCCACTTTGTTTCAATCCAAAGTTCCGAGCCTATGGCACGCAACAGCCCGCGCATTGCGGATACATGGCTTTTCAAAATGTCCGCCCAGTCGTCTGGCATTTTCTCTGGGTCCGGCCACACAATTTCGCTTATCGACAGGTAATCAATATACCTGCCCTCGCCCCGCCCACACACTGCCAGCAGGATCATGGCACGGGCCGGGCTTATGGTTCGCACGCCCAACGGCCCTGAAATTTTCAGTGTTGTCCGCCCGGGTCTGGCAAAATGCAGGCGCGTTGTTAATGTTGGCCCGGCTTTGTGACGTCTGGCATCAACCTTTCGGTATCCGCGACGGCTCGGCACCACGGAACGGCTCAAAAAGTCACGAATTACGCCTTGTTGCGTTACCAATACCATCATGCACCTACACCGATTAGCGGGGCATGAATGCGGCCTTCCACACGATGAAAAGACCAAGTATTCTGCGCCCAAACATGGGGGATTAAATGAAATTTGACCTTGATAAAAAAGTCAGCCTCGGCTGGGTCGCCATCACGGGAATTGGGTGCCTTGCCCTTGGTTTTGGCATTTCGGATATGGGTGCCAAAATCTTTAAATTTGAATGGGAATGGGAAACGGTCATGGCTGGCGCATTGGGGCTTGCCGGTGGTTGGTTGGCCTATATGGGGGCCATGACGCCATTCACAAAAACAGACAACCGAAAACGACGACAACTTCGCCATCAATTGAACCAGCTTGTTACAGCACTTGAAGGGGAAACACATCGAATTTTGACCGGCGGCCAAGCCGTTACTGTCAATGGTGAAAACGTAACGGTAACAATGCCTCCCAAAGCAGCGACAATTTTGGAAAGACTTCCCGCCACCCCTTATGAAATAGCTGAAACCAAACTTCTCGATCTCTACGACAATCTGTTTGAGGCAATAAACAGTTATGAAGAAGAAAGCAGTGACCCAAAAATAGAAGCAATAAGACAGCGGGCGCGGGATGTAATTGATCACATCAACAAGCATCTGGATCACCACTGACTGGAAACAAAACCCATCCAAACCGCCCTCGTTGTTTCAATGCGCTACACACACGGCGCAGAGCTTTGGTTGCGAACACCTCCGACGATGCCATTTCATCCCCGGCAACAAAATGCAGGGCCGAAAGCATGGCGTTAAATGACAACTCAAACCGGGTGGTAAAAAACGCTTCACAGGCATAGTGGTCACAAAGCTGCACCAGGCCACTGCCCACCATCATCAACCGCACCGTGGGCCAGCCCCCATTTTGCCCGATCTGCTTGTCGATCAGGGTGCCGGTAATCAAATGAACCAGTGACAGCATCTCACGGCGAAAATCATGGAATTGGCTTGGCAACATCAGTTTTGCCCATTCTTCCATATCATCTTCAAACGCCTTCAAAATGTCGCGTCGTTCGGGTTCATCTTCCTCAAACATTCCCATCGCGATCATATGAAACAGGCAGGGAAAAACAGCCCGTTCAACGGCAAACCACAGGTCAAATTTCCGCCGTGGCACCACGTCGCGACTAATCTCATGAAAACCGCGCCGCAATGTCTTGGGTGGCACAAACAGACCCACGTCATTGGCCGCCAACCCAACTGTAGCAACGCGCATATCCGACGCCAGCGGTGTTCCATATTTTAAAACAGCACTCATTGTGCCACCCGCCGCCTGATCGGTTCGGGACCAGACCCGAAAGGGTTAAATCCATCTTTATCGTCGTCGGAATAAGTGAAAATCCTGCTCATTCCTCCACCTCCCCACTTTGCGCCGCGGCAACCGCTCGGGCCCAATTGATAAGCGCCAATTGATCAGGCTTCATCGCGCGCCGCTGCGACCGGGTAAGGGTAGAAACCTGCCGCAAATACTGGTCCGGCGTGGTATCACGCGGCAACATCGGCTCGGTCGATTGCGAAATCATCCAGCGCAGAAATTCCTTGGATGCGAACACCAGCGCATCGTTGCGCTCCGCATAGGTTGTCCGGCGTGAAACGGGGTTGCTCATATCGCCACCCCGCGTTTTTTGCGCGCCGCGTTCAGGTCCACCGGCGCTGCCGCCGCGGCCAGAAACGCCCCCAGCCTGTTATAAAGGCCGGACAAAGCATCACGTTCCTTGGCAATTTCGTGCGGGTCCAGCTTGCCATCGCGCATATGTTCCATATGCTTTTGCAGGTAATCTGCCGCTTGTGACGCAATCAAATGCAAATTTGTTTCACTAGGGCTTAACTTTTGCACCCCGCCAAACCCTGCCAGCGACAACACTTCATTGGCAAAACTGACCGGCAACGCCGCCATGATCCGCAACATATTTACACCATTGGGAAGGCATTCCCCGTCTCGATAGGCTTCAAGTGTGCGCTGCTTAATACCCGTTTCCTGCGCCATTTCGCGCAGGGTAATATGCTTGTTTTCCGATTGATAGGTACCCACAACCCGGCGCAGGGCTGCAGTAAAAACCGCCTGCACGGTTTCGTGGGCAATTGGTGCTGACTTCGCCATAAAAACAGTTTCCGCTTCATGCCATGGTTACAGGGTGAAGCACCGCAGCCTAGGCCGCCGCGCCTTTCGTTCCGCCCTCGATGGCGCAGCGGCCACCGGCTGGGTCATCGTCATTGCAAGCTGTCAGCCCGGAAAGATCATAAAAATCATTCGGGCTTACCTGTCCGGCAGTAACGCGATAAATCGCCAACAGCGGAACCGTCCGGGGCAAAACCTCGCCGCTGCACCATTTGGTAACAACCGACTTGCTAACCCCTATCCGCTCTGCAAATGCGCTGCGCGATGTTTGTGTGTTTGATAACCACTGTTCCAACTTCATAATGGAGACAAGGTTTCTTATTTTGAAACTTACGTCAAGCAAAAAGTTTCTAAAATCGACAACGACGCAAGTTTCCAATGATGAAACATTTATGCCCATGGAAAACAACATTCGCGCAATCCGCAAACGGCGCGGCCTCACGCAAGAGCAAGTGGCCGAACTCACCGGCGGCACCAAAGGCCAGATCAGCAAACTTGAAAATGGCGGCCTCCAGCTCGGTATGAACTGGATGGAAAAACTTGCCAGGGCGCTTGACGTTGAACCATTTGAACTGATCGCCAGCAAGAACCCTATTGTGCGGGTGCCTCTGATCGGCTGGGTTTCAGCCGGTCAACTTGCAATGACGCGCGAAGTAGATATCAACGATCTTGCCGACTGCCCCCAAATCGAATGTCACGGCGTTGATGAACGCCGCTGCATCGCCTTGGAAGTAAAGGGAGATTCGATGAATCTTGTTGCACCTGAAAGTTCCACAATCATCGTGGATGTGTCGCAAAAAGAAATGAACGATGGCAAGTTTTACGTTGTCGCCACCAATGGCGGCGAAGCCACATTCAAACGCTTCCGGGCATCGCCCAACCGTCTGGAACCGGTATCAACAAACCCGGTCCATGAAATCATTTTTCCTCAGACCGAACTTCGCGTTATCGGGCGTGTCATTCGCGTAATGCAGGACCTCTAGGCAACACCCGATCACCCCGCCCCCCTAGAAAACGCCTATGGAAAAACCGGAAAACCTTGCGTTTTCACGGTAGTAATTTCTGTATAAAAATTTACATTCCGAACAAAAGTTTCAATTAAAGAAACTTTTGTCTTGCGATAAAGTTTCACATATGGAAACTATCGCGGAGTAGATCGGCAACAAGTTTCCTATAATTACCACCGGAAAACGTACCCGTTGCCGATCATTTCCCGCAATCGCAGGTAAATCATCATGGCAACAATCATCAATCTCCCTAACCTGCCGCGCCCCCTACCACGCAATGACACGACCGTTAAACCAAAGCCATACGCACCCGTCAGCGGCGAGGCCGTAACCGTAATTCTCAATCGCTTTCCCCGTCAGGCAAAAGTCATCGCCGCACTTCCCAACGGGAACCTTCTGGTTCGCTTTACGGTCCTTAATCAGGCTCAATGGATAACCCGAAACGACATTCTCCCACCAAATAACCAAGAGGGTATGGCATGAACTGTTTTACCCCCCAATGGCACCTTGATGCCGAGCTGATCGTTGATAACTTCGCGGGTGGTGGCGGAGCGTCAACCGGCATTGAAATGGCGCTTAACCGACCGGTAAATATCGCCATCAACCATGACGCCAACGCCGTCTTGATGCACCAGGCAAACCACCCGCACACAACCCACCTTTGCGAAGATGTTTTCAAGGTCGATCCCGTTGCCGTTTGCAAAGGCCGCCGCGTGGCACTCGCATGGTTTAGCCCCGATTGCACCCATCATAGCAAAGCCAAAGGAGGAAAGCCGCGCAGCAAAAAAATTCGCGGGCTGGCGTGGGTTGTGATCCGGTGGGCGGCAAAGGTCCGCCCCCGCGTGATCATGCTGGAAAATGTCGAAGAATGGGCCGACTGGGGACCGCTGGACGTGAACGGGAAACCCTGCAAAACCCGCAAGGGCCAAACCTTCAAGATGTGGGTAGAACAACTTGAACGCCTTGGATACCGGGTAGAATACCGCGTCTTGCGCGCCTGCGACTATGGTACACCGACCATTCGCAAACGCTTGTTCGTGATCGCAAGGTGCGACGGCAAAGACATTGTTTGGCCCGAACCAACACACGGTGCACCAGGAAGCGATGCCGTCAAACAACGCAAGCTGAAACCATGGCCAGTCGCGGCGGACATTATCGATTGGGATTTACCCTGCCCGTCTATCTTTATGGACCCGGCACAAGCCAAAAAACTTGGCCTGAAACGCCCGCTTGCTGAAAATACAATGAAGCGTATCGCACGGGGAATGCAAAAGTTTGTCTTTGATGCCAAGAAACCATTTGTAGTGACAGACAGCAAAAACGCCCCAACCTCTCCTTTTACCCAAACCTATTACGGGCCAAAGCGCGAAGGCGAAACACGCGGCATCGACATGCGCAACCCGTTACCAACCCAAACAGCAGCAAACCGGTTTGGGCTGGTCCAACCGTTCATCCAGCATGTTCAACATTCATCAAGCGGCGGCGTCATGCCCGCCAACGAACCACTACGCACGGTAACCGCAACTCCCAAAGGCGGCGGCATGGCCGTTGTTTCCGCTTTCATGGCCCGGCACGATAAAACCAGGCGCGAAGCCGACGCTTACGCTTCCAGCATTGCGACCAAAGGAGCGAATAACCGCGCCATTGCCGCCGCCCACATCACCAAGTTCCGCAATGGGGCCACCGGGTACGACCCCCGCGAACCGGTCCACACCGTTACCAGCGGGGGCGCGATGAAACGCCCGGGCGGCGCAAACCCGCAGGGAATTGTAGTTGCCCATCTGGACCGGCAGTTTGGCAAAAGCATCGGCTCCGATGCACAGGAACCTGCCCCCACCATCACCGCAGGCGGCACGGGGAAAACAGCCCTTTGCACCTCGCACCTGGTTAAACTGCGCGGCACCTGCCAGCATGGCCAACCCGTGAATGATCCAATGCCAACCATCACGGCCGGCGGAAACCACGTCGGCGAAGTCCGCGCCTTTCTCACCAAATACTACGGCACCGGCGAAGGCCAACCGGCAACCGATCCGCTCGGCACTGTCACCAGTCACGACCGCTTTGGCATTGTCACCATCGCAGGCCATCAATATCAGATCACCGATATCGGCCTGCGTATGCTCACCCCGCGTGAACTGTTTCGCGCACAAGGCTTTCCCGATACCTACAAAATCGGAGATCGCGACAGCGACGGCTTTAAATTCAGCAAAAGCCAGCAGGTTGCCAAATGCGGCAACGCCGTATGCCCACCTTTGGCAGCGGCCCTTGTCCGCGCAAACGTCGCGGCCAGTAGTCTGTTTGACACCGGGAGAAAGGCAGCGTCATGACAACCCACGGGTCTTTCAATCCGAAAGGCTCACGCCGCACCGATGCGGGGGAGCCGATGACGGTTGCCCGCATCGATGCCGCACTACGCACGCTGGCGCGAATCATGCGCGATCATGGCGACCGTTTTGATAACGGCGACTTGATGAAAATGGCGCAAAATCTATATGACGAACGCAACCGAATAAGCCAGCCCGACAGTATAGAAAACCTTATGGCTGATTTAATGAAGGTGGCATAAGGGCTATGCGCGCCAGCCATTCCTGTTTCTGTTTGAGCGTTGGCCCCGCCCCGTATTTTGGCCGGGAAAATTTATGCCCCATCACCGACGCCACAAGCATGTCAGGGGCCTCAACCGCAATGAACCGATCCTGCAAGGCATGACGCAACGAATAAAGGCTTTGCTGACCGGTTTCAAAGGCCGCGTTTTCGCGCAAAAACTTGTTCACGCCGGTTGTAAAACTGCCATTCTTGCCGCGATAGCGCACAATTCCACCCGCCGCCACCAATGCCTTGGCGGCTGGTAACGCGGCCCCGACCAATGGCAAATTGCGAATAGACATGCTGGTCTTAATTTCGCGTATCTGGTTTGGCCTGATCCTGATATGCGGGATTGGGTCATCAAGAACAAAATCAGCCTGTTCCAGACCACAAATTTCCCCCGGTCGCGCCCCGGTTTCCGCAAGGATTGCAACGATGCGCCGGGCTTCGTCATTGATGCCGCCAAGAAGGCAACCAGGTGCCAACAGCATTTGCACAATCCAGTCACGCGATACCGTTTCACCCCGGCTTTTGCCCTGCGTGACATGGTTGCGAAATGCAATCCCCTTAAACGGGTTTTCAACACCCATTAACCGCGCATCGCTGACAACGCGAAACATGGCGCGCAGGCAATTCACTTCCTTGTTGGCCGATTTAACCGATAGCTTTTCATCGCGCAGGCGGTCGCTCCACCACCCCCGAAACTGCAACGCATCCTGCCGCGACAGTTCGGCAACCGGTTTGTCACCAATAACGGCCAGCAGGTTTTTTTGGGATCGCCGATGCGGGTTTAAGGCAAGCTCCACCTGCCGAGGCGACTTGCCAATCCGTGCGTCAAAACTCAATTTTTCATATTCATCAAACAGCGTCGAAATCATAATCCGGGGCATGGGAACGGCCCCAAGAACGGCATCAATGACACGACGATCATCAACAGTTTCAAGGCTTTCAAGCCGGGCAACGACATCCTTGGCCGGGGCCTCGGCAATCTCCCCCGAATGCTGATACCGCCACCCCAACCTGACAGCCAGATCACGCGCCCGCTCATACCGCTCTTGCGCGCCAGCAACCTTGCCAGATGCCCGCAATTCATCCCAATAACCGATAACACTTTCATTCACCCGGCCCACGGCCAAACGAGCGGAATCATAGCTATCTGTCTTAAGGGAAATCTTGACTTCGCTGCCCAGAATATCGACCAGATCAGCAGGCACACGACGGCGATAACTGTATCGGCGACCGCGACGAATGATATAGCGGCTAAGGTCCTCGGGCAT